AACATTTCCGCTCCGCAAAGTTGTCAGTAAAAGTCACTAGATGTCATATGGGCCTCTGTGGTAGTATAGAGTTAGAAGAATAGAATACGTGAGAGGGCATCTGCTGGAAACGGCAGGTGTCCTTTTTCATGCGCGAAAGCGAGGTGAGACCCTTGCCCTACAAACCCAAGCGCCCGTGCTCCTACCCTGGCTGTCCTGAGCTGACGGATGGAAGGTTCTGTGAGCAACATGCGAAAGAGGAGTCCAGGCGCTATGAGAAGTACGACCGTGACCCCTCCATGCGCAAACGCTACGGCAGAGCATGGAAGCGGATACGCGACCGCTATATCAGCATCCACCCGCTGTGCGAGCAGTGTGAGATGGAAGACCGCATAACACCCGCTGAGGAGGTGCACCACATTCTGCCTCTCAGTCAAGGCGGCACCCATGCTGAGGATAACCTGATGGCTCTCTGCAAGTCCTGCCACTCACGCATTACCGCTGAGATGGGAGACAGGTGGAGCAGAAGGTACAAGATGTAGTGCTACAGAGCATGTTGCAACTACATCATTTGAGAATCCTCTCTGGAGGACAGCCTCTCTATGATATCAGCCTTGTCTAAAACTATAATACATGGCTGAGAGAGATGCCGTCTATGTTACATAAGAAAATATGTACAGTAATCAGATTGCTCATATTCATCAAGACAATCTTGCCATTTTGGAGAGTCGTATTTATTTTTGACCCCAAAATAGTCAGTGTCCCGATATCGTTCAATGGCATTTTGCATTTTTGTGATTCCTATGGGCTGCATGATAGAGGGCTCTCCATCATGTTTTCTGCCGCGTAATGAATCGTCCGGGAGTTTATACTGCGCATATTTAGAGTGAAGAAGGTGCAAATTAGATAATTTTATCTGCGTAATTCTTAGTTGTTGATAGGATGGCGGCTGTTTTGCTATAGCATCAATAAAATCATTTTGTTCGTCCTCCGAAAAGAAGTAAAGGAGTGTGCGGATTTGATTTTCAATACTGGGTGATTCTCGATCGTCGCTCCCCATCTCATCAGTTAGCGCAGAATCATTACCATCCGATGCTGCCGCCTCACAGCCACCTTCGGGATGTTTCGCTGTTATTGCCGAAGTACAACTATCACCTCGGGTTGCATCGGAAACACACGATTTAATTATTTTTACAAATACAATAAAGGCAATAAGCAAATACAGCCACAACGTACAACACCCCCATAAAGTTCATAATAAATAATTATTAATTGGATGGTAGCATTCTTTCGGTAAAATAGCAACGTAATTCATCATATGTGACTCGCCGTACAAGATGAAATAGGATTGTATGCGTAACACCCATGCTGAGGAGAACCTGATGGCTCTCTGCAAGTCCTGCCACTCACGTATTACCGCTGAGATGGGAGATAGGTGGAGTAGAAAGCACAAGATGTAGTGAGATGGAGAGCACTCACAACAACGTGTAGTGCGAGACGTGCTCTGTGAGGCCCCACAAGGCCCTAGGAGAGCATCTAGGTTTTCGTGTGCCCCCACACCAGAAGCACGATAGAAGCCCCCTGGGGGCCTCTCTATCTCTGTAATCATTAACAACGGAGCCGGGTGTGGCCCTTCGTGCAGAAAAACCCCAGTTCAAAGGGGGTATTAAACCCCAGAAATAAAGGAGGTGGCAAGCATGGCGAAGGATGGAACGAATCGGGGCGGGCGCCGTGTGCGTGCTGGCGAGAAACCAGAGCCCCTGGCAGATAAGATTATGGCGGGTAAGGCTGCCCTGGTATTGGAAGTCTCGGACTTTCAACCGGAAACGGCATTGGTGGCAGAGGAACTGGAAGATGCGACAGATTTGCTGGGTGAGGATATGCCGATGCCCAGTGACTACCTAAGCAGCAGGCAGAAGGACGGTAAGCCCCTGGAGGCTGATGCCCTGTATGTTGAAACCTGGAAGTGGCTGAAGGCGCGGGGCTGTGAGAAGTTTGTAAACCCCCGCCTGATTGAAGCCTATGCCCAGGCGTTTACAAGATACATCCAGTGTGAGGAAGCAATTAGCACTTACGGCTTCCTGGGCAAGCACCCTACCACCGGCGGGGCGATTGCCAGCCCCTTTGTTCAGATGAGTCAGTCCTTCCACAAGCAGGCCAACCTAGTCTGGTATGAGATTTTCGACATTGTGAAGCAAAACTGCACCACGGCCTATGTAGGCAATCCCCAGGATGACATTATGGAAGCTCTGCTTTCGGGCAGGAAGGGACGGTAAGACATGACTACAACAGAGCGCTTTGAGAAAGTAAATATAGAAAAGCTGGTACCCTATGCGAGAAATGCCAGAACTCATAGCAAGGAGCAGGTTCTTCAGCTTAGAGCCTCCTTACGGGAGTTCGGCTTTATTAACCCAATTATAGTGGACAAGGACTTCACCATCATTGCCGGGCACGGCCGTGTCCTTGCTGCCAAAGAGGAGGGCATCACAGAGGTTCCTTGTGTATTCGTCGAACATCTGACGGAAGCCCAGAAGCGAGCCTATATCATCGCCGACAACCGCCTTGCCTTGAACGCAGGCTGGGACACCGAGCTATTATCTGTGGAGCTATCGGAATTACAGGGGGCAGACTTTGACATCTCCCTTCTCGGCTTTGATGATGGGGAGCTCAATAAGCTCATGGGCAGCGCTGAGGATGTCAAGGATGACGACTTTGACGTGGAGGACGAATTACAGAAGCCTGCCATCACCAAGCCCGGAGACCTCTGGCTTCTGGGGAACCACCGCCTTGTCTGCGGGGATAGCACAATGGCAGAAACCTTTGAGCTGCTCATGGACGGGAAGAAGGCAAACCTCGTGGTTACCGATCCCCCTTACAATGTAGACTATAAGAGCAGTGCTGGCAAGATTAAAAATGATAATATGGACAATGAAGCGTTCTACACCTTTCTGCTTTCGGCGTTTACGAACACCGAGGCTGCAATGGCGCAAGACGCTTCTGTCTATGTATTTCATGCGGACACTGAGGGGCTCAATTTCCGCAAGGCATTCTCCGATGCCGGGTTTTATCTATCCGGCACCTGTATCTGGAAGAAGCAGTCCCTTGTCTTGGGACGAAGCCCATACCAATGGCGCCATGAGCCTATCCTCTTTGGCTGGAAGAAAAAAGGAAAGCACAACTGGTATTCCGACCGTAAGCAGTCAACCATCTGGGAGTTTGACAGGCCTGGCAAGAATGCTGACCACCCAACGATGAAGCCGGTACCGCTGATTGCCTACCCTGTACTCAATTCAAGCCTGCCGAACTGCATTGTGCTCGACCCCTTCGGCGGCAGCGGCAGCACGCTCATCGCCTGTGAGCAGACGGACAGGACTTGTTATACCGTTGAGCTGGATGAGAAATTCTGTGATGTTATTGTAAAAAGATATCATCAAAATTTTCCTGAGAAGGAGATCAAGCGTAACGGAGTTACAGTAGGCCCCGAATCTTTATGATAAAATACATAATAACCGGGTTGTCTGGAAATATCTAAAGATGGACTTGACAACTCCGCTAGATAGGAGTGATAGATGTCCTTACCATAGACAAGGGGGTAATAGACATGAAGGGCACAGCTTATTTTGTAAAAACACCATCCCGCATCGAGAATCTACAGCGACCGCATCTTCCCGAAGAGGAGAACACCTACAAAATAGCAGCTGAAGTAACCATCAGCCAAATTGACTATGGGAACTTTATCACCGATCTGCGTGTCGAGCGACAGTTCCTAGAGGACAATGCGGACTTATGCAGTGTTGATCAGGACGATGTCTGGCATTGCCTTTTAATTCGTCAAGATGGTGGCAGTGACGGTGTTTTAGTCATGCCAGATAAAAACGGCCATGTTATATGGGCAGCATATCTTCTACACACAGAATCATAAAAAGCCTCTTAGGGGCTTTTTTTATTGCCCTAAACCGGATTATTAACTTGCAATTTCACAGCTTTTAAGTGATTAATGTAGTACCGAAAATAGGAAAGGCGGTACGAAAGATGAAGCTTAGCTACAACCTAACGGGCGCAGAGCGCAAAACCCTGGTGGGGGCCATCAGCCAAGAACTCAATGCCCCAACCAAGTACCTGGGGGCTCCTACCTTTGCCTATGAGGTGGGAGCTTACCACATTGACAGGAACGGAACAGTCACCGGCCCAGACAATCTGGATTTGGAGGAGGTCTTGCTCCGCAAAGGCTTTGAAGCAGCCGAGCGCGAGAACGGCCTTGCTATTTCAAAGCTCACCGTTGAAATGCCCCTGGACGGCTTCACACCGGAAAAGCTCGACAATCTTTTTAAGATGGTCAAGGCAAAAGAAAGCCTGCTTAAGGCTGCTCTGCATGTTGAGGATCTGCCCATTCAGCAGATAGGGGATACGCTCCGGTTCCCCTGGTTTAACTTTAGCTCAGATGCTGATAAGGTCGAAGCCTATACTACCTTTATTGCAAAGCTCTGCGAGGCGGCAAAGAGTAAAACCAGAGTCACCGCTAAAGAGCAGGCCTTTGACAATCCCAAGTATGCCATGCGGTGCTGGCTCATCTCCCTGGGGTTCATTGGGCCAGAGCACAAGGTAAGTAGAAAGATTCTGCTTAAAAACCTACCAGGCAATAGCGCCTACCGGTCGGGCGGAGTGGAGGTGGAAGAGGGTGTTTCCAAGTAAAGATGTGGTTGAGGAAATTCGCCGGCAATATCCCATTGGCACAAGGATTGAGTTGGTGTGCATGAACGACCCCTACACCAAGCTAAAGCCCGGTGACCGAGGTATCGTAACGCTGGTGGATTCGACTGGTACAATCTTCGCAGACTGGGATTGTGGGAGCAGTCTGGGTGTTGTTTATGGGGAGGATTTATGTCGTAAAATATGAGATCAGAGAGCAGCGCCGGAGACGGCTCTGTCTCTCATATATGTATATTTTGAAGGCTTGCCGGTGGCAGGCTATTTTTTATGCTTGGAAGGAGGATAAAGGCTTGCGAAAACTGAAGAAATATACCCCTACACAGTTTATGGCCAAAGACTCCGTCTACGACAAGGCCGCCGCTGACTATGCCGTTGCCTTCATCGAAGCACTCAAGCATACTAAGGGTACCTGGGCAGGGAAACCCTTTGACCTGATTGACTGGCAGGAACGGATAGTACGAGACCTTTTCGGGGTTCTCAAGCCCAA